CCCTCCCCTAGTCTCCCCTGAGTGGTCACTAACTTTTAGGAGCTGAAGATGGCAAACAAACCAAGATGCCCGAAGAGCCCGGAGGTGATGGATGAGATCGTCCATCGCATCAGCGAAGGCGAGTCATTGCGATCAGTGTGCCGGGACAAACGGATGCCGAGCATCTGGACTGTGATGGACTGGCAGAGGGACGACGCGGACTTTGCCAGCAGGTGCGCGCGTGCGAGGGAACTCCAGGCCGAGGTGATGGACGAGAAAATACTGTCCGTTGCGGATCGTGTGGAAACTGGCGAGATGGACCCCAATTCTGCGAGAGTGGTATTAAGCGCATATCAGTGGCGTGCCGCGAAACTCGCCCCAAAGAAATACGGCGACATGATTAAGCTGGCCGGCCATGACGGCGGCGCGGTGAAACTCATTGCGCAGTCAGACGACGAGAAACTTTGACGCAGATTTAAGCGGCCGCACTCAGTCCGCCTGAAAGACGGGTTAGGCCGCACGCGAAAAACTAGGAGCGCCACATGGCAAGAAGCAAAGGCAACGAGACACGGTACGACGGCCCGGCCACGCAGATTGAACTGGCGCGTGCCAGCGGTTCGCCTGGCTTGTTCCTGAAGTACAAAAAGTTTTGCGTGAAGTGCAGGCAGGACCGGCCTTCACTTGGCGGCACACCAGTTCGTGGCGTGACAAGCGGCTTGCAGCGGTGCGCTGCTTGCCGTGCGGCCTAACCGATGGCATTCCACCTAACCGACCGCCAGAAGGCCGCGCAGCAAGTCCTGAGCGGTGACGCCACGCACCTGATGCTGTTCGGCGGCTCGCGCTCGGGCAAGACGTTCCTGCTGACCCGCAACGTGGTGATGCGGGCGCTGAAGGCCCCGAACTCGAGGCACGCGATCTTCCGGTTCCGCTACAACCACCTGAAAGCCAGCGTCGTGCTAGACACGTTCCCCAAGGTCATGCGGGCCGCATATCCCGGCGTGGCCTGGGACATGCACCAGCAGGACGGTTACGTCAGCTTCCCAGGTGGCTCGCAGATCTGGTTTGCCGGCCTGGACGACAAGGACCGCACCGAGAAGATTCTTGGCCAGGAGTTCGCCACGCTGTATTTCAACGAGTGCAGCCAGATTCCGCTGGGCTCCGTTGACACAGCCCTGACCCGCCTGGCGCAGAAGGCCGAGCAGCAGATCGAGGGCCGAGCGCCTGCCCCGCTGCGCCTGCGGGCCTACTACGATTGCAACCCGCCGAGCAAGACGCACTGGACCTACCGCAAGTTCGTGGAGAAGCGCGACCCTGAAACCCGGCTCGGGCTGCCGCGACCCGATGATTACGCTGCGTTCTCGATCAACCCTGGCGACAACGCCGCGAACCTGAGCCCGGAATACCTGCGCATGCTGGAGTCACTGCCGGCCAGGATGCGGGCGCGATTCCTTGAGGGCCGGTTTGCCGACGCGAACCCGAACGCCCTGTTCCCCGAGGAGCATATCGACCGATGGCGCGTGCTGGACGGCGCGGTGCCGCAACTGGTGCGCGTGGTGGTGGCTGTGGACCCGAGCGGCGCGGACGATGAGGCGAGCGCGGACAATGACGCCATCGGCATCGTGGTGGTCGGCTTGGCCACGGATGGCGCCTGCTACCTGCTGGAAGACCTGACCGTCAAGGCAGGCCCTGCCACATGGGGCCGCGTGGCCGCAGAGGCATTCGACCGGCATAGCGCCGACTGCATCGTGGCCGAAACCAACTACGGCGGCGCGATGGTGCGCCAGGTGATCGAGACGGCGCGCCCGCGCACGCCGTTCCGCCCGGTGACGGCCAGCCGCGGCAAGGTGGTGCGGGCCGAGCCGTTTTCGTCGCTGTACGAGCAGGGCAAGGTGCGCCACGTTGGGATGTTCCCCGAGCTGGAAGACGAACTGAGCGGGTTCTCCACGACCGGCTACACCGGCAGTCGCAGCCCGAACCGGGCCGACGCGCTGATCTGGGGCTTGGCCGCGTTGTTCCCCGCAATCACGGGCGCGACGACCAAGAAAATCGACACTGCCGGCTTGGTGGTTCCGACCGCGCACAGGTGGCGATAGACTTTCACCCGCTCGCGTAGCATAATCGCGCCCGATGCGCAATCCCCGGAGTCCCTGATGGCCAGAGAATCGACCGAACAGCGACTGGTGCGCGTTCATGCGGAGGCCATGCGCGAGTTCGACAACATTCAGGGCGCTCTGCGCGATGAGCGCCTGCAGTGCTTGCAGGACCGGCGGTTCTACAGCATCGCCGGGGCGCAGTGGGAAGGTCCGCTGGGTGCGCAGTTCGAGAACAAGCCGAAGATGGAGGTCAACAAGATCGCGCTGGCCGTGCAGCGCATCTTTAGTGAGTACCGAGCTAACCGCGTGACGGTGGACTTCGTGTCCAAAGAAGGCAAGGAATACGACCCGCTGGCAGAAACCTGCGACGACCTGTACCGCGCCGACGAGCAGGACAGCGGCGCCGAAGAGGCGTATGACAACGCATTCCAGGAGGCCGTGGGCGGCGGCTTCGGCGCGTACCGCCTGCGCACGGTCTACGAGAACGAGGAAGACGACGAGGACGAACGGCAGCGCATCAAGATCGAGCCGATCTTTGACGCCGATTCCTCGGTGTTTTTTGATTTGCAGGCCAAGCGCCAGGACAAGGCCGATGCCAAGCGGTGCTTCGTGCTGACCAGCATGACGCCTGATTCGTACCGCGAGGCGTACAACGACGACCCGGCGTCCTGGCCGAAGGAGATCCACCAATTCGAGTTTGATTGGAGCACGCCTGACGTCATTTATGTGGCCGAATACTATCGGGTCGAGATGGTGGCCGAGACGGTTCGCATCTTCCAGAGCCTGGATGGGGAGGAGGAGCGTTACCGCGACAGCGAACTGGACGACGATATGCTGGCCCAGCTTGAGGCCATCGGCAGCGTCGAAGTGCGCCAGAAACGCATCAAGCGCCAGCGCGTGCGCAAGTACATCCTGAGCGGCGCCAAGGTGCTGGAAGATGCCGGGTACATCGCCGGCAAACACATCCCGATCGTTCCGACCTACGGCCGCCGCTGGTTCGTTGACAATCTCGAGCGGTGCGCCGGCCATGTCAGGCTGGCGAAAGACGCGCAGCGCCTGGCGAACATGCAGCGCAGCAAGCTGGCCGAGATTGCCGCGCTGTCCAGCGTCGAAAAGCCGATCCTGGTGCCTGAGCAGGTCGCAGGCCATCAGGTCATGTGGTCCGAGGACAATCTCAAGGACTACCCGTACCTGCTGCTGAACCCGATCACGGGCGCAGACGGAAGCCAGCAGGCCGCAGGCCCGGTCGGTTACACCAAGAGCCCGCAGATTCCACCGGCTATGGCCGCCTTGCTGCAGATCAGCGAGCAGGACATCCGCGACGTTCTGGGCAACCAGGAACAGGGCGACAAGATCGTCGCCAACGTCAGCGGCAAGGCCGTGGAGATGGTCCAGCAGCGCCTGGACATGCAGACGTTCATTTACATGAGCAATCACGCTGTGGGCGTGCGCCGAGGCGGCGAGATTTGGCTCAGCATGGCCCGCGAAATCTACGTTGAGCCAGGCCGCAAGATGAAAGGCATTGGCTCGCAGGGCCAGATGAGCACCATTGAACTCATGCGTCCGGTCATGAGCGAGGACGGCGAGGTCGAGCACGAAAACGACCTGAGCGAAGCCGAGTTCGACTTGGCCGTCGAGGTTGGCCCGAGTAGCAGCAGCAAGCGTGCCGCAACGGTGCGCTCGCTCACGGCGATGATGGCTGTCACGCAAGACCCGGACGCCCTGCGCGTGCTCCAGGCCGCCGCGCTGATGAACATGGAGGGCGAGGGCCTGACCGAGATCAGCGATCACTTCCGGCGCCAGTTGGTGCAAATGGGCGTGATCAAGCCGACCGACGAGGAGGCCGCGCAGATGGCGCAGGCAGGCGCGAATCCTGACCCGAATGCCATATTCCTGCAGGCAGCAGCAGAGGAGGCCCAGGCCAAGGCCGCGAAGGCTCGCGCCGATGTGGTGGCGACCGTGGCCGATGCCGAGCTGACACAGGCCAAGACCATGGAGACGCTGGCCAAGGTGGGCGGAGAGGTTGAGGGCGCGATGATGCAGCCGCAGCCCGTGCCCGCGCCCGCGCCCGAGCCGGCTGCGCCGCAGGTTGATCCATACGAGATGGCTAAGCGAGAGTTGGAGCTTGAGAACATGCGGATGGACAACGCCGCGAAGTTTGCGGCCCTGGCCAAGGCGCTCAAGCAGCAGCAGGCCGAGGAAGAATCCGGCAGCGAAGAAGAGTCGATCGACGATGAGTCCGATGATAAAGTCAGCGAAACACTGGACGAACTGAAGTCCATGGTTGAATCGTTGGCCAGGCAAGTCGCGGACATGAGGCCGCAGCAGCCGATCATCGTGTCCACGGGCGGCGGCGGCAAGAAGATCCAGATCACCAAGACCTCCACTGGGTTCTCCGGTGAGGTCGTCAACGAAGACTGAAAGGGCCTGAACCATGTCAATGACCAACGCCGCCGAAGCGGCACTCCTCGACCTTCTGTTCCTGAACGTCGATTGGGCGAACATCGGGGACGCTGCTGGCCTGCAGAACTCGGCCGCGGCAGGATCGTTCTACATCAGCCTGCACAGCGCAGACCCCGGCGAAGCGGGCAACCAGAGCACCAACGAGATTAGCTACACCGGCTACGCCCGTGTGGCGGTGGCGCGCGCTGGAGGCGGCTGGACGCGAACGGTCAGCACCATTGCCAATACTGCGCTGGTGCAGTTTGGCCAGTGTACGGCGGGCACTGCCACGGCCACGCACTTCGGCATCGGCACGGACTCCACGGGCACCGGCAACCTGCTGCTGAAGGGCGCACTGAACGCCAGCCTGTCCATCTCCAACGGCATCCAGCCGCAGTTTGCTGCTGGTGCCATGACCGCCACGGTGGACTGATGTGGTGTACCGCTGCGCCCACTGCCGTGAGCTGTTGACGCTGACCGACACCAAGCTGTCGGCCTGCTCGGAGCATCCTGACGGCGGCGTGGAGTGGTCACCCGACGAGGTGGAGTGGATACCGCTGGAGAACCCTGATGCCGTTTAGGTCCGTTGCCGAGGTGGCTGCTGCCGTCGAGCAAGGGCGGCATCACATCCAGCATTTTTTCCGCACTGGCGTGCCGGGTGCTTTTGGCACCAGCAACACATTTGGGGACGCCTCCATTGGCAGTTCAGGCCCGCCCGTCTATAACCCATACCTGGGCAACGCGCTGGAGGCCACGCAACTCATCGGCCAGCGCAATCAGGGCATTTACACCGGGCCGACGCTGCCTGCGCAAGAGCGGTATCTGCTGTCTGTTTCCTTGACGCAAGCCGGAACGGCGGGGTTTTTCCCTACGGTCTATTTCCTTGATTATTTGATGTTCTATCCGTACATCGACTGCGACAGCTTGGATGAGCAGATTCTGGAAAACCCGGTGTCGTTGCCACGTTACACGGATGGCGAAGGCGTGCGCATGGCTTTCTTCAGCCAAACGCCGGGCAGTGGGGCC